TACATTAGTAGATGTAAATAGTTCTTCTAACCAAACCCCCTCATCAGGATTAAGCCAATCACTATTTATAGTTAGCTTTCTCATAGCTTCAGTATATAAAGTCTTTTTACCTCTATCCCAATTATTGTAACTAAATGTAGCACTATCCCAAGTACCCGGAACACTACCTGCATCACTTCTTGTTATGTCTACGCTTTCTGTTGATTTACCTCTAAAGTTCATATAATCCCAAGCTCCCAATCTATTACGCCAAGCAAGTCTTACATTGTCATATCTTGTACAGCTTTGGTGTCTGTCATCTATTCCTGTTCTTGAAGCTCCATATCTATAGAAATAATAATACTTAGTACATCTATCAGTTGTATCGTGACTTGTACAACCAAATATTCTATAATATGCCCAATTAGAAAAATTAGATGGTCTTGCACTTCCACTAGCTTCAACATTACCATCACTATCTTTTACTTCAGAGCTTGATGTTTGTAAGTTTTTAGTTCCACAACCAAAGTATAATATTGATTCTTGTACTGTGTTCGCTTCTGCTGTGGTTGCTCCACCTGTTGCATTTGAATTAGTAAAAAAGTGAGTTGTTTCAGAGCCAACAGTTCCTGCTATTAAAGTACCTGCGCTATTAAAATACTGTATAGCTATATATTCTATTTTCTCTCCTACTGTTAATATACTTCCTGATCCATTTTTACCTTGTTTAAAACATATTGTAAGCTCATCTACATTATCTCCACTTGTACTACTTCCTCTTACAAATTGAATAGTAGGAGCATTTGTTAAGAAGCTATAATCATCTTCTGAGCTATCATCATTAATAAAATATGTTAAAGGAAAGCTATTATCACTATCATCTAAACCCCCTACATTTGTAGCGGTATTTGCATAAGGCGTAGTAGCAGGTATAGAATAAACTATTTCATTAGCTTTATTTAATGTTTCTTCAGGAGCAGCGGTAGAAGATGAAGCCTTTTCATATCCACCTACTATTTTAACTCCTATTAATTGGCTTGTATTTTGTGAAAAGTTTTTAGTAGGAGCTGATATACCTAAATTAT